AAACCGATTAATCCCATTAATAATTCTGCAAATGATTTAGGCATGGTCAATTTCCTCATAATTAGCGACCATATTGTCAGCAATTTCCCACCAGTCAACGTCAGAAATGAACGCTAAAGCGTAATCTTTGGCAAGCCCGTCAGATGATTGGTCAATAATTTCTTCGGCGTATTCTTTTAAAGCGTCTTTTAATTCGCTTCTGGCTGGTAATGAACGTCCGGTTATGTCTTGAGGAGACAGTCCGTCAAATATCTCAAGCATGACGCGCCAAGTAGCGTAGTTAGTCCAGCCGTTATAAGTAGTGTTTTGCATGGTAAGCCCCTTAAATGTTAGGAAAGGTTAGGAAATGCCAGTTACGCACTGGCAAGCGGTTTGATTAAATACCTGCCCAACGATTTGCTTGAACTGTATCAACCAAGCGGTACACAGTTGCATGAAACTTGGTTTCACCGTGGCGGTATGATTTGCTGAAACGAAAGCCTGTTAGCTTTAAGACCGGAACTAGAATTAATGCGGTAAGTTTTCTCATTTGATTCTCCGAAAGGTTAGGAACATTTCTTTGTTGCTGATGTTTATTATATAGATTAGATAGGTTATGTCAACGGATAAGTATATTGTATTTATAAATCGATTATCTACATATCATAGTTAATATATATTATAATAAACATATAAACGTCTTAAATATATAATATGAATATGTACTGTATGTTATATATTAAGCACTGCTCAATTATTAAGCGGATAGCGTGAATACCGGCCTACTCCCCTCTTGCTATAAATACAAAAGTATTATGGGCACTGGGTAGGCATCAATTCTCTGAATACGCACGCATACTGGCACTAGAGCGCATGCATAGGCATGTTCTGGCCTTTGGGTACCTTTGACCAGCATCGATTCTCTGCTGTGAGTGTGAGTGCCCACTGACTCGGGTTCGAGACCCTTGGAGTGCGTGCCCCCCTCGTGTCCTTCCCCAAAAAAAAAATGAAGAACGATGAACATATTTTTTCTAGGAACTATAGAATATAGTTTTCTAGGTAAGGGTATGCCATGAAGGATTGCGGACGTTGTGGCAAGCGTAAAGAATTGTCTGAGTATTCGGTCAACCGAGTTAAAGAGGACGGATTGAACACTTGGTGCAGGGCTTGTTTGTCGGACTATCAGAAAGAGCGTTTAGCAAAGGCTAACGCTAGTCGACCTGAAGGCTGGAAGCAGAAGACTAAAGACCGTGCGGCGTATCAACGTGAGTGGGCGGCTGCCCATCCGGGATACATGACCAATGCCAAAAGGGATTGGTGGGAAAGAAACAGGGACAGGATGAAGGTCAAGGATGCCGTTAGGTATGCCATTAAGTCGGGGAAGTTAGTAAAAACGCCTTGTCAGGTTTGTGGCGAGGGGCAAGTGGAGGGGCATCATCCTGATTACTCCCGTCCTTTGGACGTTGTTTGGCTTTGTAAAGAGCATCACTTGGCAATTCATAAGTCTTGAGCTAATCTCTGTTTTGATTTTCCTTCTGTGTTGGCTACGTCTTCTCTCTCGCTTGGCGTAGTCATTTTGCCCATCTCTTGTAGGTGGGCTTTTTTTTGCCTGCAAACAAAGCTCACGGTTTACCGCTGGCTTTTTTTCGTCTATAGTGTGTATATTGATTAGAGGGGATAAAGATGAGAGTATTGATTAGGTCTAACTGGTCAGAGAATATTGCTAACTTAACGGCTGTGTGTTCGCCGAACCATCGGGCGTATTGCAAGCGGTGGGGATACGACTACAAGCTAAATCCCTTTGACTACCAGAACTACAACAAGGTTGTTCTTGAAGACTTCAAAGGCTTGTTAGAGGATTTAAAGAGCTACGACGTAGTAATGACGATTGGCATGGATACCCTGTTCATGAACCATGACATCAGTGTCAGAGACGTCTTTGAGTCGTATGACAGTGTTCTGATAGCTAGAGAAGAAACCGGCTGGTGGCCCATTAATAACGATGTGATGATTTATAGGGCCGGACACTGTGAGAAGTTGATTGAACGAATGATGAATGACTTTGATGTGTGGAAACAGTATCCGTGGCGACAGCAGACGCATCTGTGGAACTTGATGCAAGAGGAGAAGTGGGTGAAAGACATGGTGAGGTTAGTTCCTGCCAAAACCATGAACCAGCATCCGACTAAATGGCAGCTTGGGGATTGGATAGTTCATTTCTACAACATGAGCTTAGAAGACAAGTTAGCGAACGCAAAGAATATGTTGAATCTCTTTCCTGACGGCAAACCCGTATGGAAGCAGAAAATGGACGGTGTGCGTCCCGGTGTTATTTGAGGGGATGAAATGTTAGTTGAAAAGTCAGTGCCGTTACCTGAAGGCAAGAAAAGGTACCCGTACAAAGAGATGGAAGTCGGCGACAGCTTCTTCGTCGACTCTGGCAAGTTGCAGGTGGTGTGTAATGCTAATTACAGGGCATCTAAGCGGTTAGGGATGCAGTTCATAGCGAGGAAAGAAGTGGAAGGGGTGAGGGTGTGGCGGGTGTCGTAGACCCCGACAATTTGACCAAAGGGAAAATATGGAGAACGGCATAGAAGACGAAGATAGCGGCAAGATGGTATTCAATCTGGATATGACGGTTGATGACTTCTTAGACCAGTACATTGTCTGGCGGCTTACAGACATCTTGCGGTATGAGTCGGACCCGAGGGTTCGTCGTGCGTGCCATGAATTAAAAGCCTATATGAAAACTCCAGAGATACCCGATGATTGAGAACCTGTTCCCAACCGCTGTTGGCTTCTATGACTTAGATAAGCCGGTCACGACAAAAGAACTCCAGTTCATTAAAGACTTGGAGACTCGGGCTAATGATGGCAACACCACTAGCATAGACAACTATCTCTTGAAGTCCAAAGAGATGAAGCGCATTGCTGCTTTTATAGACAAGTGTGTTTGTGACTACTTCAAAGAAGTCTACGCCCCTAAACATGAGGTTAAGCCTTACGTCACACAGTCGTGGGCTAACTACACAAACAAGGGTCAGTACCATCACAAGCATGCTCACCCAAATAGCTTTATCTCTGGCGTCTTCTATGTGTCTGCTATGCCGTCAAGAGACAGGATTTATTTCTATAAGGACGGCTACCAGCAGATTAAGGTCACAACCGAAGATTGGAACCAGTGGAACAGCGAGAGCTGGTGGTTTCCAGTAGAGACAGGAAAGATTGTCTTATTCCCGTCTCATCTAACCCACATGGTTGAGACGGTTCAATCTGAAGACACCAGAATTAGTATTGCATTCAATACCTTCTTGGAAGGCGTTGTTGGAGATAATCAAAACCTAACGGAGTTACTGTTATGACTGAAACGATACAAACCATGATGCCTCTAGCAATGGAGGACGTCAAAAAAGCCTACATGGAGAAAGTCTACTCGATGAGCCATGCAGAGCTGTTCCATGAACTAATGCGTGTGCATACCGAGTCAGCCAAGTTGCTGCGGGATGCGACCGATGAGGTGGCTAGATTAAAGGATACCCTTGAGCGACTTAGTACCGTCAACTGACAAGTACGCAGAGGAACTTCTGCTTTCCCGAACCATTCTTAAAAATGAGATGCTTCGGGCTACTAAGGCTATTACAGTTTCTGATAAGCGTAAGCTCTTGCAGACTTGGGGTGAGATGTATAAGCCTGAGATAGTTGAGGAGTTGCTTAGGGTAGCCAAAGACAAAGATGCACGGCACCGGATAGCTAACTGGAATCTACAAGTATTTGACAAGGAGAGACTAAATGGCAAAAGATAAAATGATGCAACTGATTGAGCAGCAGCAATACCAGAAGATGCGTGAAGACCTCCTCAAACGTAATCTTCGTTATGCCAAGCCAGATTGGAAAACAACATCGCTGCCAGCAGAGCAAGAGAAAGCCTTTATGGAATGGATTTCTAAGAATAAGGTGCCATTCAATCCAAAAGATAAATACGCTGATTACGATATGCGTGGATTCTACGATGCGCTAATGAAGAAAGACCCAAGGGCTGCTGCCGCAGTTAATCCAGCAACAAAGACTATGCACTACCCTGATTACTGGAAAACTCCTTACCATGAATCGTTTAGCGCCGAATCACAATGGGCCGCTAAAGGCGCACCTACATGGCAAGAGAACAAATTGGTCGCTCCTTCCGGCGAAGTAATATTTGAAGACAAGCCCGGTAAATGAAGTTCAATCTCAAACAGTTTTATAAGTTCTGCTCTGAGTTAAAGATTGAAACCAAAGAGCAAGGCTTACGTAAGATGGATAACCTTCTCGGCACTCAGACCTATGTCATGGATGAGATTGCTACAGGACTAGAGAACGGTATCCATTTCTTTGTCATTCTTAAAGGCCGCCAGCTTGGTATTACTACTATCAGCCTAGCCTTAGACCTTTACTGGCACTACATCAATGCGGGGTTAAATGGAACACTTGTCACAGACACCGAAGAAAACCGAGATATGTTTAGAGGCACGCTCGGCAGCTACATGGATGGTTTACCAAAAGAATACAAAATACCCATACTTGCACACAATCGAAACTCACTGGCCCTCAAAAACCGCAGCCGTATCTTTTATCAAGTCGCAGGGCTTAGAGCGAAAGGAAGTCTTGGTCGTGGCAAGGGCATCACATTCCTTCACGGCACAGAGACGTCTTCGTGGGGCGATGAAGAAGGACTAGCCTCCTTGCTGGCTTCTCTTGCAGAAACCAACCCTAAACGTCTCTACATATTTGAGTCCACTGCTCGCGGCTTTAATATGTTTCACGATATGTATGTCACCGCTAAACGCGCACGAACTCAGAAAGCAATATTCTGTGGCTGGTGGAGAAATGAATTCTATTCTGCGGCACCGGACACCGATGTCTACAAAGTCTATTGGGACGGTAAGTTAACCCCTGAAGAAAAAGAGTGGACTAGAGATATTAAGAAGCTCTACAACTTTGAGATTAACTCGCGCCAGATGGCGTGGTGGCGTTGGAAGATGCTTGAAGGCATTAAGGATGATTCCTTGATGTATCAAGAGTTCCCACCGACCGAAGACTATGCGTTCGTGATGACAGGTACATCCTTCTTCTCTAATTCTCGGTGTACTGACGCCATGAAGATTGCGAAGAAGATTTTATGCGACCATTACCGTTACGCGATGGGTGTGAACTTCCAAGACACGGAAGTGTTGAAGTCTACTGAACGTCTGTCTACATTAAAGGTGTGGGAGGAACCCATTGATACAGCTTATTACGTTATCGGTGCAGACCCTGCTTATGGTTCTTCTGATTGGGCTGATAGGTTCTGCGTTCAAGTCTTCCGTTGCTACTCTGATGGAATGGAGCAGGTTGCTGAGTTCGCGACCTCAGAACTCAATACCTACCAATTCGCGTGGGTTATTTCTCACTTGGCGGGAGCCTACAAGAATTCGACGCTTAATCTGGAAGTTAACGGGCCGGGACAAGCTGTGTTAAATGAGATTAAGAACTTGCGTCGTCAAGCTGCCAGCATGGGCAACGCGATGGGCAAGAGTCTGATGGACGTTTACGGTTCGATGTCGAACTACATCTGGCGGCGTAACGACACAATGGGCGGGTTATCGAACTCTTTGGGCTGGCTAACTACTCAAGCCACTAAAGAGCGAATGATGAACTACACCAAAGACTTGTTTGAGCGTGGGATGTTAGATGTCTATTCGGTTGATACGATTGAGGAGATGAAGACCATCATCCGTGATGGCGCATCTATCGAAGCCTCTGGTCGCAATAAGGATGACCGAGTAATGGCAATGGCCTTGGCGTGCGCTGCTTACTCGGAACAAGTTCAACCCCAGTTAATTCAGCGCAAACTAAGCCGTAAAGTATCCAGAGAGCTAGAAGAAAAGACACCCGAGCAGTTATCTGTTGGCAAGGGTGTGTCCAATTACTTGAAAGCTATCGGCGTATATGGTCAATGACGTCCTTACAAAGAAGGAGCTGATGACGCAAATGCGTCGGTTCATCCGAGATAAGGAACGTGGCATCTCCATGAAGCTCTTTGCCGACCTATGCGGGGTCAACAAGGCCCACCTGCTAGACGTCTTTTGGTATCACTCAGAACCCTTGACCGAGTACATCCAGCGTAGAGTCGATAAAGGATACAAGGCATGGCAACGTGGTGAAGTAGCCATCATGCAATTGCGTAACCGAAGCAAATACATTGAATACCGCAGAGAAGCTAAACCTAGAATACTTCCCACTACTGGCTTACAGATGGTTAATGGGAGGATAGGGATTAGATTGGGTATGAGGAATATAGACGATTATTCGCAACCACCATTATTTGAAGGGGATAACAATGGCAGTTCTACATGACTACAAATGCCCAAAACACGGCTATTTTGAGAGCAGAAAGGGGCAATGCCCCATGAAAGACTGTGCTGAGGAGGTGTCAATTGTCTATTTGCAAGCTGTAGGGCTAATGTCGGACGGCACAAAGAAGAACGACAAGACAATTAAGCAGTTAGCGATGGACTTTGACATGACAAACGTCAAATCGACCCGTGAAGGCGAAAATCAGTCTGGATATTTCACTAGAAAGAACAAAACGTCCAAAAAGCAGCTTGAGAAGGAAGCTAGAGAGGCAGAACAGCGTCCAAGAGAGGCTAGACCCGGTGATGCGGCTATTTGGGGCGGTGACAGCCGATATAGCATGGGAAATCTGCTAAAAGGCGGGGCTGTGCGGTCTGTGATGGGAGAATCGGTCGGAATGAACCCTAGAGACGCAGGAAACTTGACAGGACCCAAGGCGGCGAGTTATATAGCTGACCATGAAAACCTTCAAGTGAAGTCCTAAATGCGGATACCAACCAAAGACCTAGAGCGTGAGTTTTTCTACCGCGATTTAATCGAAAAGTGCATGGTATCTTTGGCAGAGCGCAAAGGGGATTACGCCTCTCTGCGCTCTTGGTTTTTGTTCGGTGCTGGCACCAATGAAAATCCTGCCTTATTCAACAAAATATTTCCCCACGTTGACCAGCTAACGTCGTTTCTCTACTCAGCAGAGACAACACGCTTCTCCATCAACGTCGGTGCCGCAGTTCCAGAACAAGAACACATCAAGATTCCTAGACTTACTCTTGCCCTAAACGATGAGTGGCTAAACTCAAACGCCGACCAAGTATTCTCCTCTGCTCTGACATGGGCGTTAGTCTTTAACACTACCTTCGTCAAACTAGTCGTCAACAACGGCATCCACCCCTACATGGTGGAACCAAGTTCAGTAGGTGTCTTGCGTGAAGACGTCACCTACACCGACAGGCAAGAGGCGATAGTACAAACCTATTACATTACGAAATCCGATTTGTACAATCGATTGTACAGTCACCCTAAACGGGAAGACATCGTAAAGCGCATCCAAACAGCGATGCACACCAAGACTGAAGATTTGCCTGAAGGTCTTGACCGCATCATCATGAGTCAATCCAACCCAACCATCTACGGTAACGTCAACCTAGACTTGACCGGCACCAACCGCTACAAAGCGCGTGTTGCTGAAGACACTGTGAAGATGTATGAGCTGTGGGTGTGGAACGATGAAACACAAGACTATCAAGTGGTCACAATGGCTGACCCTGACATCTTCATCTATGACCGTACGGGTGCATCCGTCTTTTTGCGTGGCGAATTAC